ACCAGCATTCGATTGGGTAAGGGACAACGCATCCGATGCTCGCGTCCTCATCTATCTGACCGATGGTTGGGGTGACTTTCCCAAAGAAGTTCCAGACATCCCAACGCTCTGGCTGTCGTGGGATCGTGCCGAGTCCTGCTATCCTTTCGGCCAAGTCGTGCCACTTTCGGTGTTAAATAATATCACCGCCTAATACCAACAGGGGGAGCGCATCTGATCACGCTCACAACTTGCAATAAATATTGCATTAAATAATGCACAACAACTAACTGAAATACACATATGACAAACCAACAAGTAATCGAAGCTGTCCTCAGTGACAACACCAACAACTGCACATCAACCTCACTGCGCTGGTATGGGCGCAACAAGACGCTGTTGTATCTCGACAAGAAGTGTGACAGCAAAGACACCAACAAGTGGAAGATCGGTATGCTGTTCTTTGATGGCATAATGTTCTATAACAAAGAGTTCGGCAAGCACAGCAGTAGATATGCTGACACGAACAAGTATGACAACATCGTGAGTAAGTATATGGCAAACGGTAATCTCTGTGTGCTTATGCAATGTCTCGACATGGTCGAAGTCAATACTCGTAAGCTCAAGAGTAATTGGGATTATCTCACAGAGTATATCCGTAAGAGTATTCCAGTCCAAGACTTTGATCTATACTGGACTTGGGTATGGCAGTATCCACTGACCGCTTTCGCCAAACAGATCAACGACTATCACATCACTGTCGAAGGATCTATGACTGAAATATCATACTCTGAGCAATTCAATGATATGAAACAAGTATTGAACATCTTCAATGATGTCGATGTCAACGGCGACATCAACTCTAAAGTTGATACATTCCGATCCATGCTAGAGAACTTACTATGCTTTGAAAGTTATTTAGATAAATTCAAGCGTAACCGTCATGCTCCATACTCTCAAATGGATTACTATGCATCCAGACCACGGATCCGCTTATCGAATCCATTCGAAGGGCCATTCGTAGATAACTCCGACAAGACTCTGTGGGCGCGTTCAAAGCAACAAACCGACCTCTACTATGGTCAACACATATTCCGCTTTGAGTTTCCAGAAGATCTGTTTGAGTATTGGGACAAACTCATGGCTGTGTTCAAGCGTTGTGGTTTTACAGAACCGCATCCGTTCGGACTCAAGTTCAGTAAAGACAATGTCAAGACTCTTGCCGCTCTCTACGACACGGCACTGAACGACGAGAAGAATCCCAACCAATGGTATGAATACAATACCAGCAACGACCTGCCATCCGATACGACTACCCAATCGTATCCAACCACGCTCCTTGCCTAACCAACCACCAAACAAACATATGAAGCTACTGACCACATCCAACTACAAGACACTAAAGGGTAAGTCCAAAGGCTATGAGACTTATGGACTGCACCTGATTCCTGCATCCCTATCTGGTAGAAATGTATGTGCATCCTCATCCGCTGGTTGTCGAGAAGCCTGTCTCAACACCGCTGGTAGGGGAGCCATGAACTCAGTCCAGACTGCGCGGATGAAGAAGACACAGATGTTCTTTGATGACCACGACAAGTTCATGAAACTGCTAGTCGATGACATCGAAGCCGCGATCAAGAAGTCCAAGCGCAGTGGCATGACTCCATGCTTCCGCTTGAATCTAACCAGTGACTTGATGTGGGAGAAGTATGGTATCATAGATATGTTTGGTGATCAGATCTTCTATGACTATACCAAACACTTTCCACGGATGCTCCGCTTTATCAACGGAGGTTTCCCGAAGAACTATCATCTGACCTTCTCCAGATCAGAATGCAACGACACCGATGTGGCTAGAGTTCTAGCCGCTGGCGGTAATGTCGCGGCGGTATTCAGTTCATTGCCAGACGAGTGGCGGCACAAGCCAGTTGTCAACGGTGACGAAACTGATCTACGATTCCTCGACCCGTCCAATGTCATCGTCGGGTTGACCACTAAAGGAAAAGCAAAGCATGACAAAACTGGATTTGTAATCCACTAAACCCATGAGTCTAGAGAATACACTTACTCTCATGCTGGTGACATTCATTGTCATCTTCATGTCTGGAGTATTCGTAGTAAACGACGACGACCCTAATCCATGATGCCCGTATCCTGCACGATGGATACTGCGTAGCTTACCGCATAGTTGTAGCACTAACCACTAACAATAGAAAACAAACATATGAGACTCGGAAAAGTAAAAATACAAATAGAATATGTCGTTGATTTAGATGACGAAGAGATGGTTCAACACGCCTTCGATGCGTTGTATGAGGATCTGTGTGGAGCGTGTAAGTATGACTCCATACATGATGTGTTAGAGATTACTGAGGAAGACCCAAGCCTCAAACAAGAAGACATACCAGAGTTCCTACTCGACACAGCTGAATAATTAAACTGGATGCGTAGCTTACCGCATAGTTGTAGCACCAACCACTAACAATAGAAAACAAACATATGGAAACATACAAAGAAACAAAGATGGCTGAATTCCGTGATGAGATCCAAAGAATACAGAACTCTCTCCGTGACTGGCGAGACTCCGATCCAGAAGACAACGATGCCCACTGGTATGTGATCATCGATGCGATTGCTGATGTCACTGGTATCTCACCACAATAACACTAACCACAATAACAATATGAATCCAAGTGACGAAGCATACAAACTAGCCGCATCATTCTATCTGTCATCTACACACGATGACTGGACTGGTGACAGACTACGCAAAGCGATACTCGCCGACATCAACGGCGACGACAAGCAAGCACTCGCCGACCAGCAGGAGCTTGTAGTGTGGGATCCTATCGAACGGCACATCTGCAACAGTTGTTCTATGGATGACCCCAACGAAGAACTCAACGATCTCATTGAGAATCTTGCTGATGCCTTCATGCAATTCGCAAAACAAACTAACCAAAACTAAACATATGAAACTGACAATCGAATACGACAAACTCACTCTCGAAACGAGACTCAACACTTACTCATTCGACCGCGCCCCACTTGAATCAGATGATGCGTGGTATGACTTCACGGAGTTCGCTACGCTCAACTTGTGGTATAGTGATGACGAATACAAAGCCGCCGTGTATCCTGTCACCGATGCTGGTGATGTGATGCATGAGTATGGAACCCAAGTGGAGATCATTGCTAACGATGAAGACTAACCAAGTAGTTGTGCTGAACTGGTCTGATGGATCTACCAACAAGTTCCTGTCAGAAGATATGGAGATGGAGGACTTCATTCTGTGGAAGCAGAGTAAGTATCCAGACATATCCTATTCCGTACAAGTAATACCCAAAGACCAATACGAACTACAATTCAACTAACCATATGAAAAACATCATGTTCGATCTAGCCGCCTCAATCATTACAGACAAAGACTTCTATGACTTGTCTGTCAGTGAACTCATCGAAGCCGCAAGAAACAGACTTGACATTATTGAAGAAGAGAATAACACAGAAGCATTCGGATTCTGCGACGAGTATGATCAAGATGAAGAATGATAATAAACAACAACCAACTAATATACTACTATGAAATTTGAGAATATCAACCACCCAACCGTAGCTACCATTGACATCAATGGTGTAGATGTATCCATCAAATCACGACCAGAGAAGAACAATGTGAGTGGATGGGCAGTCATTGCCTTCACTCCCTCATGCTCCATTCGCTGTGCCAAGATCCATCGAGAGGAACATCTCATCACATTCTCGGAGACCGTTGCCGCCGCCGCTGGTTCCTTTGACGATGAAGATGCAGAGACGATACGCGAAGCTATCCTATCTATCACGCTTAACCCTCCAGTGAAAGCGTGACAGATGAGACCACTCAATGATCCTGTCTACAACAGGAAGCGTGTGCAATATATATTGCTGGCAATCTCAGAAGATACTGGCATCACATTTGGCAGACTAGCCGCGCCATCTCGACGAAAAAGTCTACAGGCGTGGCGTGATCTAGCGATAGTGATTGCTCTCTATTACGACTACATGAATACGCGAGAAGCCGCCGAAGCGTTCGCCGTGTCGCCCGCTGTCATTAAGGCGGCTAACATGAGAACGCTCGGTTGGAATCAAGAGAAGTTGTCCCAACAAGCCAACGACCTCTACATCAAGTCGCTCGCCCTTATGGGTTGAGTGGCATGAATCTAGTGGGGAACAAGCGGTCAATCTCTTGCTGGAACACTTGAAGTCTGCGCTGTCCGACTCCTCCTTCTAGCTCCAAGACATCTTGGATGAAGGAGGGGTCAAGCGTTGGCTTCTCTACAAGTTTGTTCTGCAACAGCATCGTCCGTCTTGGACCCATGTTGACATCCTTCTCTCGCATCTGTGCCACGATCTCACGCTCAGAGAGTCCGATGATCGGTAGCTTGCTCACGGCACGAAGACCGCGATAGAGTTCCTCATCAATTCTGATTCGTGATTCCACGAAGTCTCTAGCCAGACCACGGATCTCGATGTCGGTCAGAGTCTTGGGAGTCTTGAGTTCGTTCTTCCTGTACGAGTAATCGTTGCGCTCGTCACGCTTCTGTTTGAGGAATCGTGACAACTGCTTCTTGATGTCGATATCGTGTGGTTTGAAGGGCTTGAGTTCTCCAGCGAGAATACCGAACAGTTGTTGATCTGTCTCTGGAGCTTCACCAATGGTAGACTTAACTGCCTCCCACGACTTCTCCAAAGCTCTCGGAAGGAATGCTTTCGTCACAACATATCCCAATCCCTTTGTGAATATCTGTAGTCCGTCAGCATCATAGTAGATCGGCTGACCAGTGTCGGCATCTTTGTTTCGGTAGAAGTCCGCGATAGCTCCAGTGAAGATCTGCTCGTCAAGATAAGTTCCCAAGAACGATCTTGTGAATGCAACCACAGCATCAGATGGTTCACCTCTGAAGATGTGTTCGAGTCCGCGCATGATGGGATCCATCACACTTGAGAATGGATTGAGGAAAGTAAAGTCAGCAGACTTCAGCTTATCCCCAAACCACGGATAGTAGAAGAACGTGTTATCACGTAGATAGCTCGGAACAGTTGAGCGTAAGAACTCATCCTCATCTTCCCAGATTCCCAAGAACATACGGATTGCCGACGGCACTATGGCTGATACGCCACCAAGCCATGCAGTCATAGAACTCACACGCCACCAACCACGTTTTGAAATAACTGGATTGCCCGACTTGATCTCAGCAATACCTTCTTTATAAGTATTGAATATGATCCGTGGAACCTCAGTCTTGAACCGCAAGAACGGAGCGATGAACATACCAACGGATCGCACAGCTTCTTGTACAATTGGCGGAGCTTCTGAGTAGCTCTGTGCCGTAGCCCGAACTTTCCGTGCGGCTTCCTGCTTCATCTCATCGTCAGTGAGTTTGGCAAAGAATGAATCCCTATTGCCAGCTTTGACATCCGCATCCTTTGCTTTGCGTAGGATGTCGAGTTCATGTTCAAAGTATGCCATCTTGTAGAAGCCATCGACCGCTGCGGATAGTGCTTGGAGTTTATCTGTAGCTGGTTTAATAAACTCTGCTCCTTTAGCACCAGCACTCTTGATCTTACCAAGGATAGTGTTGATCTCTTCGTTGACGCTTTCCACTTTGAACTTGCCCTTCAACATATCCTTAACCAGAGATGAAGTCATCTCGTTGTTGAGGATACCCAATGCGATAAGCTCCGCTTGGTAAGCATCAATGTCGAATGTTCCTCCGATCTTGGCTTTATCTGTAACAAGTTTAAGAGACTTAAACATCCTGCCATATCTAAAGAATCCTTGGGCTGGCGCAAAGAAGAACATATTGCTAACGATGTTTCGCAGATAGAACGGAAGAGATCCGAGAGTCTTAGTTGCGAGCGAGATACCAGTAATCCCGTTGAACGCATTCACTACTGCGGAGGTTGCTCGCTGTGCGCCAGTGAGGTTCTCGTCGATCATCGGCGGCGTGTACATCCTACGCATCCCTTCGATCATTTCCTTCGGTCCGTAGTAGTTGTATGTCGGATCGTATTCTCCCTCAAGACCAGCTGGAACTTGATCCTCAGAATCTGGAGTGTAGATCCTACCAGTTCTAAGGTTCACGTATTCCTGTTGCATCGTCGGATTCTTCTTCATCCGCTCACGGAGTTGGTCTTCAGTGAGAAGGAATCCATCTTGCACTGGCTCGCCGTTCTCATCGAGAACTGGCTTGTTGTTGGGATCCAGAACTGGACGGACTTCTGCCATCTGAATAAGGTTGTTGTAGAAAGACTGACGAGCAACCATGCCAGACACTAGTGAGTAAGTGCGGAGCAAGTTGTTCACGCCCTCTGTCTCTTGCTCGTACTCGCCGAGAAGTTTGCGGACTCTTGGATCAAGAGTGCCTTTCCTGCGGAGATTGTTGATAAGAGACTTAGTAACGCCCTTCGGTAATACTCCAGCACGTCTGTGGTAATCTGGAGAATACGCCCGCAAGAACTGAGCCATGAACTGAGCAACGATAGCTGGATTGCTATTGATCTCCAGTACGGCTAGTTCTCTGGCTTGTTCTTTGGTGATGGGAGTACCACCAGTAACCTTACTTTTCTTAATCGAATCGTTGTACTTAATACTAGTCAGACGCTTGATGTAAGTTTCGCGGAAGTATGTGCTGGCTTCTTCTCTGATCTCAACGAACTTGGGATCCTTGGACTCCAGAACCTTTTCGATATATCCCTCTTCGTTGAAGGCGGCATACGCTCTGGTAAGGTAGATGCCCATGTTGTTGTCGAACTTAATCTGCAACTGCTCCGAAAGATTATACTTATCTTTAATAACCTTCGACATCGCGTCAGTCATCTTACGCATCTCGACCAGTGCGGCGGCAAGCTGTGGAGAATCCTTCGAGATCTTATCCAAAGCCGCCGCTTGTTTCGCACGGACTTCCTGTCTAAGTTTGAGCGTTTCAGCTTCGATGCGGTCATTGAGCATTGCCTTACGCATTGCTGCTTTATGGTCAGCGTCAATCCATTTAGGATCAAGCTCGCCGTTTATCACTCGTTCTTTCCTACTCTTGAACGCATCGGTAAATTCTTGGCGGAATTTCTTCTTGAGATCTTTATCGATGTAGATGTTCTCCGTAGTACCAGTAGCATCTGCTAGTATGGCAGGATCAATTCCGTTCTTGCCGTAAGCTTCTTTGATGAGCTTCTCAATGCGAGTCATCATGGATTTGCCGAGAGCATCGGTTGCTTGCTGGAAGAACACCATCTGTTTATACACGCGAGTAACTCTTGGATCGACCTCTCCCTTCATCCACTGCTCCATCTTGGTACTCATGTGCTTGTACTCGCCTCTGCTGAAGAGAGCAACTGGAAGTTCCAATGTGGCAAACATTCCTTTGAAACGCTCCATGATTTCATCATCGGTAGTTTCTGCGGTGATGTCTTTGGACAGAGCGGAGAAACGCTTACGGAGAATCTCCATGTTCGCATCTGGATTGTTTGGATCGAATGATGCGTGGGTATCTGGATTGTAAGTTCCTTGACGGAGGAAGTTAAGCTCAGTGGACATCAAATGAATCGATGCCGCGAGTTCTGGATTGTTCTTATTCAGATTGTATCTTGCGTACATCCTGCGGAAGAAGCCACGGAAGTAGCGGAACGCCAGACTCATGAGACTTGGATTGGTCTCAAAGAAAGCGATGTCTTGCTCAGTAGTATATCCTCTAGTGATCATCTGTGCCCTCATGCGGAGCATCTCACCAACAAGTTGATACTTAACTTCTGCTCCGTTGTCCCCACGGAGTGCTTGTTTAATCTGCTCGCGGCGTGTCGCGTTGGAAGTGTACTGGTCTACAATCTCGTCGAACTCGACATCGGCCATAGTTCCAGCGACAGCGGCAACTTCTTCTTTGGACAGCGCATAGAACTCAGCGATATGGAACATCTCCTCATTGAGAACTGCCTCAAGGATTCCTTTGGCCATTACTGGATTCTCGATGACTGAGTTGCGAGCCAGCATTGCGGAACGCATATTGGCGCGGTTGATGAAGATGGTTGGGATAGAGCGTCCAGTACTGTCCTTCATGAGAACAGCAATGATCGCGGCATCTGGTCTGTCACCGAAGATGCCGTTGTCGTCGGCTTCTTTCTGTGTGTCGAAGATGGTGACATCCACATTGGATGGGATCAGATTCTGAACCGCATCATCGATCAGCGTGTCAATCGCGGCTTGCTCTTCTGGAGTAACGTCCTCTCCGTCATAGATTCCCTCAAACGAAGACAGGCGAGCTTCAATCTCAGCGGCAGATTCTGCACGTCGTACTGGTACGATGCGTCGTCTTGCTCCGTTGTTGCGGGCTTCCATCAGAGACTTATCGATAAAGCCAGCGAGAGAGGAACGGCCCTTCACATTGCCAACCTCTACCAAATCGACTAGAGCGTCGAACGCATTGTCGAGATTGCTGTTCTTCTTGATACCGAAGATGTCCAGAATCGCATCATAGATACGAGCGAAGAAGCTTCTGGCTTTCTGGTTGGTCTGACGAAGGACTTTGAGTTGGTTCTGGAATTGAACTGACGAGAAGAAGGTAGCGATGAACTCGTCAAGATTGACAGTCGCCGCTTCAAATTCAACGGAACCGACACCAGTCTTTTGGAGGTTGTCGTTGTATTCTTTGGTAGCCAACTGGAGTAATCCTTTGAGACGTGCCTTAGCACCACGCTGTGCTGGAGTGAGGTCTGCGTCTGGTCTAGCAATGACCGTGTGGGTAATTGCGTGGATGTACTCATGGAGGAGAACGGACTCAACACCACTACCATAGAATCCAGAAGTGTTAATAAGAACACGGTTGGTTCCGTTCTCACCACGGATGAACTCTCCTGCTTTGTTGTACTGGATATCAACAATGTTGAACTTGGTATCGCGCAAGATGTTCTGGAAGCGGAGAATCAACTGAGCAACAGCTTTGTTCTGCTCAGTCCTGCCGTTCTTGGCAATCTTACGGAGAGCCTCAACGACACTCTGTTCGTTTCCGCTTTCAAGTCCAAGACGTGCGATCTCTGCCAAGTTAAGCTGGCGATAATACTGACGATGTTTCGCATCAATGAACGATGGGGCAGAGTAGCTCGACTGCGCTCTCAACTGCGAGCGCATGATGCTCTCAGCCTCAGCCTCAGTGACTCCAGTCTCGTCAACAATGCGCTTGATGTTACGACGCTCAAGAACGAACTTGGCATCTTGTTCGCTGAAGCCGTTGCGGATAAGCATATTGATCGTGTTCTTATCGGCAGCTCGTTTGAAGTTGAACTGGAATGCACCAGAAGCTTCAAAGGCATCGTGAACAAGACTACTTGATATGGATGCTGATGGGAAATGATCAAGCAATTGGCGGCGGAATCTAAACGAACTCGCCGATGTTTGCTTATTATAAGAGGCCCATAGCGCAACTTCATTGAACAGTTGTACAGGATACATATTGTCCGCCAATGACGGATCGTTCTTGAACACTGTGTTCTTAGCCAAGCTACGCATTGCACCAGCAACCGTGCTATCCGTACGCAATAGTTTTTCAACTTGAGAACGGACTCCACGATAGACGTTCTCCGCTTTCAGCGCATCCAACGAAGAGTGGATACTGTCAATGGTAGCTTCCTCCACGCCATAGACTTCAGCAAGTTCTTTGCTGTATGCATCTACACTTGAAGCCGATTGATCGTCGTCGATGCGGAGTCTATCGAATGCGTCTGAGTTTTTAGCAGATGCGTCACGGAACTTAATGCGATCCATAACGCGGTTAGTCGCCCGCTTAACGATACCAGCTACGTCTGGGAACATTCCATTATTATCTGGTCGAGAAAGACTATCGTTGATCGAGTTGAATATAAACTGGTCAACGACAATGTTAGCGGATTGGTCGTCGAGATTGCCCGCAGTAATCTTATCGTCGTTTATTTTTGGAATAGTTTGTCCTGTTTTGAATCCCTTATCCAACAGGAAATAAGCTTTCTTTATAAGATCTGACTTCCCTTCCAACTCTTTGGGGATTGTAAAGTCAGTCGGTACTTGGATCCTGCTAAGGAGAGCTTCTCTAGATACTCCAGCTTTGGATTCGACTATGCTATACTGGTTCCTACTCTTAGTAGAATCAAAGTTAATCGCCCCTTCTCTTTCAAGAGTCTGATACAGCTCACCCTTAAACAGAGTCATGTGGAACTCTGGAACTATTTCCAGCATTCCCAATTGTTTTGCCTCAATAATCTGAGCCTCAGAGAGTCCTTTTTTCGGATCGTCAAAGCCCATGAGCTTGAGGAAAGCTTTAGATGGCCCGACCATTTTCCTTCTTTCTTTATCAGAAGTTCTATCTCCGATATTGGAATACACGTCACCAAAGAACCGATCAACTCGATCAAGTGCTTTGTAATAAGTGATAGACGGATCATCCTCTACTTGAGTTTTATCCGCCAAATTTGTAAGATTCCTATCAACCTTTATTTTAGAATCTAGTGGGGGTTTGAACGCACTGAGTAGTTCCAATTGGTTGCTAACAATTTCAGCAACTTCTGACTTTTGTTTGTTGCTATCCTCAGTGTTTACAATAGAAACTTCTTGTGGCCCACCGAAAGGATCTGGATAGCTTACATCATAGATCGTTCTGGTTGAACTGTCTACCTTAATGGCCTTATTTATTTCACCAGAGAATGTTGTCGGCACATAAACTGGAAGACCTTTGCGTAGCATCGCCGCAATTGTAAGTGGGTTGTTGTCGAACAAACCAAACTTCTTACCACCATCAATAACTGTGCGGTATTGGATTCTCTCCTTTTGAACATACGTTTTAGTAAACGGATTCCACCAACTACGGTCTGGAGTTCTAGCGGAGTTCATCAGCGCAAGAGGGATCTGATATAGATCAGATACTTCTTGTGGGGTCAGCGGCTTATAACGCTCAAACACTCGTTGTGCCAACTTGTTTGAGAGTTCATTAGAATCGATGACGTCTGTATGGTTAGACGGCAATCCGTAAAGGGAAGACTTCTTGATGCGGGCCACGACTCCGTTCTCGACAAGGAAGTCGAGTTGAGTGTCGATCATTTCCGATAGAGCTTCGCCCATCAGAGTGGTAGGCTTTTGTTTTTTGGCGGCAACTTCTGGTTGTGCAACTTCTGGTTTCGGAGAAGCGACATCAGTATCTGGCTTGAGTAAGCCCATCTTGACCATTGCCTTACGGACGTGCTTGGTAGCTTTCTTCGGATCTAGTCCTCCGGCAGATGCATTATTAGTGAGATTAGTTTCCTCATCATTACTGATATTAAGTGCATCTTGAGGATTGGTCGGAGTCTGAGCAACAGCGGGAGCGGCAACAGCGGGAGCGGCAACAGCGGGAGCCGCTGGCGCAGTTTCCGTTGGGGCTTGTGGTTGGGACACAGCTTTAGCCGCTTTAGCTTTCGGCTGTTTCTTCGGCGCAGTAGTAGCCGCCGTAGTGGTAACAGTAGGAGTAGCTGGAGCAGGAGCGGCGGGAGCTGGAGCTTGTGGTTGGGCCACAGCTTTAGCCGCTTTAGCTTTCGGCTGTTTCTTCGGCGCAGTAACTGCTGGAGCTGACGGCGCAACTTCTGCTGGCGGTGTGATTACTGGCGGCGTAATGGTTTCGTCCTCTTCGATTGGAGACGGAACTTGTTTCACCTTCGGGGGGTCGGCGATCTCTGATGCCGCTTCCTCTTCTTTGATGATAGTCTTGAGAACTCCTTTGACCTCTTCTGGATCAGCATCTTGTAGGGCTTGCTTGATCTTCTTGACCCGCTCTTTGCGTGGCTTCGGAACTTTAGCAGCAATTGGAGTATTTGCTTCCGCTTCTTCGGCGGCGGCTTGTTCTGCGGCGACTGTCTGTTCTGCAACTTGTTGCTGCACAGCTGGACGTGCTGCTGTAAGGCGACCAAGAAGATTGCTGACGTTGTCGTTAAAACGTTGTTTAAACTCTGGTGAATTCGGTGTGGGATCTAGACCCTCATTGATTGCTACAACTTGTGGTGTATCGTCAGAATAGCTAGTGCGTTGGATATTAACGCCCAACACATCGCCGACATTGTTGTCTAGATACTCTGCAACATCACGTAGTTCTTGCGAGCCGTAGTAGTTATTGATTTGTTTTCCAGAAGTCTTATTGAACCAACCATCACTGATACCAAATATTGGATACCATTTCTTAGGAGCAACATCTTTTTTGCCACCAGCACCAGTGCTTTGGTAGAATGGAACTCGAACGCCGTTGATCACAGCGACAACCACTGGACGACCAGCCATGTTGACGGCTCTAGCTTGACCAGTCTGTTCAGTGACAGGACTGTCTGGATCTTCTGCGAACTTGTGTTTGTACGGAATCTCCGCGAACTCAACGTTGTTGCCGTTGATCACAACAGGATTCGCGAGAGCAGTCTCAACTTCCTCTTTAAGATTGAGAGTAACGGGAGCTGCTTGCTGGTTCGGAGCTGTGGTTTCAGGAGTCACGGTTCCGGATTCGGGAGCGGCTTCGGCTGGCTTGCCAGCGTTGACAAGACCATCTGGAGTAAGGACAGCTGGCGACGATTCGTTTTCGTCTGCGCCAGCTTGTTCTTTTACAGTGGTTCCTTCAGTGGCTGTTTCTTGATCTGGAAGCACTGGTTCTGGAAGCTCTATTGGCCCATAAACAGCATTTGCCATACTCTCCCGTGCTTCAGCAAATTTAGCGCGAGCATATTCTGCTCTCCCAGAACGTGGAGACGTAAGAATAGTAAAAACAGTTTCAGCCGAGATCGGACTCGTTTCAAGAAGCTTATCACGAACTTCTTTAGATACCCTCAATTGATCAGCGAGACGTTGTGAAAACTTATCACTGACATCTTTGGATACTTGCCATTGTGCAGCAAGACGTTGATCAGCAGTTCCCTGCCTAACAATGGTATCTCTGACTGCTTTGATGGCTGGAACTCCAGCACCCATACCAGCACCGATAAGGGCTGAACGACCAGCTTGTTCCAAGCGTTGCAAGAAAGGAGTGTCGTCATCAGTGGCGGCATCGGAAACAAAGCCGTTGATGAAATCGTCGAGACCTTCTTCAACACCTTCGTCAAAAGAGTTTTTAAGTGCCTTTGTACCAAAATTCGCCGATCCAAACTTTTTCATGGAATCAGCGACAGCGGATGATACAACAGCGGTAAACTCATCGTCAGAGATGTCGTCTACTTTAGAGATCTTCGAGAGAATGTTTTTGAGCTGTCTCTTAGTAGCACCGCCGAGTAGCGCATCTTCGATACCAGCCCTACCCAAAGCGGCGAATCCAGAAGTAATTGCCGCAGTGATCGCACCACTGGTAAGACCAGCTCCTAATGCGCGGTCGTGCATTTCTTCTGGTGATAGCTTGCCATCTGCTTGCAACTGCGCGTAGACGGAAGCATAAGTCGAACCAGCAGAACGGTTGAACGCTGGAATGGCCATCGCAGAAGTAGTTCCAATCGAACTCGCAAGAGAGCTATTGTATGCGCCGATGGCTTTCATCGCACCAGTCATACCAGCTTCAGTTGTGGACTCCTTAATAAGACCAGCAGCAAGAACTCGCTTCGCAGCTTGTTCAGCCGTTTCGTTCGGAAGTTGGCGGAACGCACTTGTGGCAACGCCTTTCAACAAACCTTTGGCTGTGAGTCTGGCTCCAGACTTCGCAGTAAGGTAGGCCGCAGATCCGAGAGGGGAAGTAACTCCAGTGAGGAGTGCGGTCGCACCGATATCAACAAGCATCGGAGCAACAGTCTCCATGAAGTCTTGTCCAGTACCAAACTCCGTACCAAAGAGACGTGCAACTTCACGGCGGTTGCTACGCTCTTTGATGTTGCCAATCATATAGTCACGCGCCCAATCAGCTTCAAGAAGCATCGGGATGGCTGCGCCCAATTCTCCAAATGCGTCTTGGATAGACTCGCCAATACCAGAAAGTCTGGCAGACATCTCACTGAAATTGGTTTTGTCTTTGGAGAATGCATCCAAGATCTCGTAGTCTTTCATGCCGCTGGCACGTCCTGCTTGCAATGCATTAAGCCATTTTTCGGACAAGTCTGATTCCGTTAAGTTCTTATTGTAGTGATCAAAGTTTTCTTGGAGGAACGGAGTGCGTTGGGCAGTAAGGTCTTTACGCTGTTCCTCAGTCAATTGCGGACTAGCATTGATGGACTGCAAGAACTTCTCTTCGTTCGCCATGACCAACGGATTGACCAATGGGCCAGCAAAGCCGACGTTTCGGACGTTCTTGTATGCTTCTTCGTCTTCGTAGACTTTGAACTTATTACCACCGTTCGCCTTCATATAGGCGATCTGAGTAAAAGCTTTTTTCACTTCTTCATCAGAGAATCCTTCGTTCTCTGGGAGCATCTTATTAACATCCTTACGAATCTGTGCAAAGTCTGGCTGTTCATTCTCAGTCAGATCGCGACCATCGGCATCAGCCTCTGCGAGTTTGTCAGCATATCGGTCTAGAATGGAGTTGGATAATCCACCCCAAATGGTCTCGATAACAGATCCGGCTTCAAGATAGCGTTGGACTTTATATGTTTCCTCATTATACCCCTTCGGAGTTCTGGTCTTTGCCATAACACCAGCAGCGTCAGCAAAGGAGACACCACCCTTTTTACTGTTGCGGATAGCGTCACCGATATTGTCCTTATTGAATGATGGTCCGAGAATAAAATCTACTTTACCATCTTCACCAGTTACTTTCGCAATTGGGATCTCACCGCTCAACGCCATGCGTTTTTTGGCGTCATCATAATAACGATCTGCAACAGACTGCGCTTCAGTGAAAAGTTCTTCTCCGCGCTGTTTGGTTACTTCGTCGAGTTCAGTTCCTTCTGGATTGTACTCTTTAAAGGTGAGATACTTAGAAGCAGTTTCCCATTCATACGTATTATAGTCGAACGTAGACTGGATCGACTTCATCTTGGAATCGAGATCGGCATCCGACTCAGCGTCAATTTCATAAAGTCGTTTATTCAGATCTTCTGACTTGATCTGATCTGTCTCTACTAGTTCATTTAAACGTTGTTTGGTCGTGTCTCGAATCTCTTTTTCGACATAGTCATCGTAAAGATTAGCGTCAACGTATTGTTCCCTAACATAATTACCCCAATTGACTCGATCCCGAACAGGATCTCCAGAAGAGTTGTCTGTTTTCCAATCTGAGAAAGATTTGAAATCTGGTTCTTGCTGGACCAATTCTTCTTCCTCTTCCAGTGAAGGCAATTTATCTAGTTCTGACATAGCAGTACTTTCTGTAGTATGTGGTTAGGGTATGTTATTGAGATTTTCTAGAGATAGTAGATTCTGTAGCAACTCCACCAGTTAGCTCGTCAATCATGGAATAAGTTCCTTCGAGAGCATCGATATACAATTTGTCAAAGGGTTCATCTCTCATATCTTTATTCCTTAAAGATGGATTCATCCGCTTAAGCATAATCTCCAAAGTATTCTTTTGTTGTGGAGTATACGACGGAGCAACTTTACCAGATTGGGAAGCACCGAACTCCCCATCACCTTCAGTTGGCAGGTTTCCGGATTGGGGTTTCATGCCAAGAATCGTAGTCAGCTGCTTGTTAAGAGAATCCAACTGAGATTTTGTTTGGGCGACACCTAATTCTGCGGCTTTTTCTCGCTGGAGTTTTTGTTGTTCGGCTTCTGATTTCGTCGTAGCATACTCTTGTTTCGATTGTGCCAAACGAGAAATAGCGTCGAATGCTTTTCCAGAATTCAAAATATCTTGGGCGGCTTTAACGTCACCACTACCAGCAGCTTCAACAGCTGCTTGTCGAACTAATGTTTGGTCTGCTGCTTTTGCTTTAAAACCATTAACAACACTGTCGAAATAATTATTTACTAATTGGTTACTAGTTGTAACGGAAGCAAGTTTAGTTCTAAGTTTTTCCGTTTCAAAAATCCCAGTAGCCGCATCAACATTGGGATCATTGTACATCCCTTCAATTAAGGGCTGGATCTTTTGGATTACTTCGTCACTCTCCAATTGATTTTTAATATCCCTACGTTCTTTATCGAGATTAAGCTTTGCCCGCTTCATTTCCAAGTCAGCCTTTTCGCGGAGCATTCTGAGATTGTTGAGTTGGTCTAGCTCTTTATACTGCTCAATTTCAGATCTGATCCCAGCGAGTTCTCTTAATTCAAGGGCTTCGCGTCCCTGCTGAGAAACGCCTCCAATATTATCGGAGAAAAAACCACCCTTCATTGGGGCGATATCTCTGGAATAATCAAAGTCTTCCATGTTAATTAGTGTGATGAGTGGTATTAAGCTTCGTCTTCGTCTTCGTCTTCGTCTTCGCCCTCATCTACGGAGAACTTTTTCTTTAAAATCTTCAATTGTGCATTTTCAAGCTCCCTCTGTTTTCTGCGCTCTTGTGCGGTTATAGCTCTATGAGCTTCAGATTCTTCAGCCGTTTTAAGACCGCCGTGGTAAATTCCAGCTGCTTTAAGAGCATCAATTGCTGCAAAAAGATTACCCTCTTTAGAAGCAATAAGTTGATTGGGGTTGATACCCATATTCATGGCTTTCCTTAGAATGCCTTTAATCTCTACTTCTGGACTTCCAACCATTTTACGGGAAGCTTGCATCGGCGTTGGCCTGTTAAAGTTTGCGTTCCACTCTTTAGCTCTTTCTTCTTGTTCTTTTTTAGCCATCTGGCTTTTATAAACTTCATTTTGTTCAGATCTATATTTCTTATAGAGATCACTAAGTTGGGAGCGGGATACCCCCATTATTTCTGCTTCATCAAGAATTTTATTTCTTGCTTCTTCACCATCGGGACGATTCATGCCACCAGTAAGTGCAAACTCTTTAAGTCGTCCAGCTAATCCTTGGCGACCCTCTATCAAATTCTTATCAAGTGCTGGATTAGCAATTGAATTAGTTGGGATTGAATCGTCATCTTCATCCTCTTCGTCACTCCAAATAGCTTTTCTGGACTTGAAGCCAACCAGTGTTTTGCCCTTCGGGGCAACACCATATTTTTCTTCAAAGCGTTTGCGTTCTTCTTCGGCGACGTCCATAGCGGTACATTAATTTATTGGGGATCTAGTGTCAATCTTTGATTACCACAGATACTTACATGCCCAATGGCGGGCGGTCGTTTTGTCATTCGCGGTCTTACAGTTGTGTCTAGACCGGAAATTGGCCCGCCGCTTAGGATCTTTGTGTTGGGTATAATCTTCGTAGCCTCTAGCCCCAAAGGAAACTTTTTTAATTTTATCTCCTTCTTTGCCCAACACTACAAACTTCTTTGGAGAACCTGCTGGTGCCTTCTTAGGTTTGTTAAATCCAGCATACTTCTCGCCCATATACTGAATCTGACCGGAGGGTAATCGTTTAAATCGGGGAGTAGCCACACACTTATTTTAAATTATTTAAGAATAATGTCAATCTTTTTGAAAAAATAATACTCCAGTCAATAATTTTCTCACCCCCTATATATAAAAGTGTTTTCTATTTTGGCTTACCTAATGTGTCCGACAGACTAGCTACGTCGTTATATAAAGACTTTTTGAAGTGGGGGGTTGAGCTAGTCGATCAGAACCGCTTCGGAGTTCGAAAGGGCGTTCCGCAACGTTTGAAACGTAACCTGTTTCCTGAACCCGCTACTCATATCGTCGTTCGGTGGTTCCATCGCCATCAGCCCTAATTGCTGACGGGCGCAGTCCATTGCGAGAAATGCAGCGTCAGCCAAGTCCGGTGACCGACCGAATCTGGCTTTGAACTCTGGCTTGGACTCGATCTTGACTTTGAGTGAGCCGCCTTTGATCAGATCGTAGTTTCTGGCACAGATCTCTTGGGCAAGATCTGCGGAGATTCCGTAGACCTGTTTGGTTCTCATGAGTTCCTTTCCCACGAACCAGAGTTCGGATACACGGTTCACGTAGAGTTCTTCGCCAGTCAGCTTGCTGTTTGCGCTGACCCGCTTGTTTGACGCTTTGCCGCCGAAACTGACACGGAGGATCGATGCAGACCACTCACCAGCCAGCACGTCGCAGAACGGAGCGCCAGCGCCAGTGGCGTCAACTGCCACGTTTTCTGGCATGATGTTCCGTCTGACGCAGTGGTCTTTGATTTGCCGCACGATCTGATACGTTCGTGGGATCGCTTTATTAGTAGCGTCGTCGTTCAAGTGGATGGCTTCGTCAAACTCGATGACGTAGTGGCCCGCCTTATTATAACCGACTTTGGCGGTATAGAGGATCGTTCGGTCTCCGCCGTTGGTAAAGGCTGGATCTAGACCAGCGACCGTGATCGGCTTCGCGGCCCACTCGACTTTGCTCATGGACTTGCTCGACGCGATTTCTGCCTCACTGTAGATTCCTTGGGTTTCGTCGCTGTCAAAGAAGACGGCACGGACCATTCGCATATAGCCGCGAGACTCCTGTCCAAGCAACGCCCTATCCTCCGCCAGTTTCTCCTCCGTCGGTAGCCACGGATAAAGGGTCTCGCCAGCTAGAATGTTGGGACTTCGCTCGCCGTCTAGCCGCAGATAGTAGCCGTTCCATTTGGTTTCCCAATGATCTGCTGTATTAGTATCTACAGAATCCCAGCCCTTTTTCGGCTCCGACCACACACCGAATGCGTCGAATCGGCTGTTGGGGTTGCTCATACCGATCATCTGGAGGAAGGGGTTCTTCGACAAGTTGGTCAGACCAGCGTGGAGAATTGCCTCCGAAATTTCGGAAAGCTCGTCCGCAATCACGATTACCCGCTTCTGCTTGATACCGATGAATTTGCCGACCGCTTCGCGAGTCTTGCTCTTTTCGGCGGCGATCAGCATCAGACCAGCCCGCTCAATCAGATCTCCGTTTTCGTTGATGTAGGCTACGCTACCAATTGAATCCCGTATCTTGCACGGTGCTTCCTGAACCACAGTCAGGAGCGAGATTACGGAACCCCAGATACGGCGTCGGGCTTCACGTAAAGTGGTACTGGTCATCATGACCAGCGTGTCTTGCGGCTGTGAGAGCCAATTGATGATCCCCCATGCGGCGAACGTGTGGGACTTTCCGCTCGATGCGGAGCCACCGACGGCGAGATATTTATTGCGTATAGCCGCCCGTATCATTTGCTCGGCCCACGGATGTCGGACCATCAGAGGCTCTGGCAGATCTGAATTGTTCCACAGTTCATCACAACATCTCCAGAAGTAATATTCCTTTGCTTTCGCGTTGGTGTGATTAGCGAAACCGAATAAGAGAGCAGTAATGAGATTGGTTGGGGGGATCAGAATTCCGCCGACATCCATTTTCTTTGTCGTTGGGTCGATTCGCGGCTCCAACATTTTTTTATTTTTTTCTTCTGAAGTACTCATTTTTTTCTTGCGCGGTTATCTTACGTACTATAAACATTCCGTCAACAACCAATGAGTGATGATTCGGAGACCGAAAATTTAGTCCTTGAGAGGGCTTTGGAGATGTACGCCAAAGACTACAAAATCAAGACGATTGCAAAAGAACTTAACGTCCACGCTGGAACCATCCGCCGCTGGTTCAAAAAGGCTGGCATTCCCGCCAAGAAGAATGGATTCGCCAGACCGAAGAACAAGCCTGTTGCTGACGTATATACCGATCAGCTCGCTGTTGATCTCGAAGGGAATCTAGACGGCTACACCGAAGACGCTATCCGTCTCGCCAAACACGATGCCCGTATCGCAGAGGACTCTGCCTTGATGGACATTGCCGAAGCGCAGTCTACGCCAGCAGACAAGTACCAGCACTACATCGCCGCTGCTGGAATTAAGCTGTTGCGCGACTCTATGAAGAATCTCAAAGGCCCACGAACTGTTCGTGAGCTTTCTGAACTGGACCAATTGATCCGCCGCAATTTGGGACTGAACGCAAAAAGTGGTGGCGGACAAAGCAAAATGCACATTGACATCTCAATCCTCAACAATACAAAAGCAGATCGCGGTGACGGTTCCGTTACCAGAATGAAACCAACAATCATTGATGTAGAAGAATAATATGTTTAAGCACGTAATCCCAGAATTCAATCCTAACTCGCTAGTAAAGAAGAATCTTCCTAATGGAGATTTTAATTTCGAAGTCAAAACACTAGCTGGTCTACACTATAGAACATTCCCCCACACAGCTAGAGAAGTATTCTTCTTACAGACGCTGAGTAAGGGAAGCACAATTCACGTGCCGGAAAGTGGCGACGGAGTATTGGTTAGGGCCGACATAATTGACTATTTACACGAACGATGATCGATAGGCGTTTCACCAAAGAAAACCAAAGTCTTATTCTGGCTTTGGTATCTGAAGAATTTTCTTGCGAGCCATCAGATATTTTTAGCAAGAATAGATCCGCTAGAAATTCTAATGCGCGGCACGTCGCAATGTCTCTGATGAAAATTTTGTTGGACTGCACTCTAGCGGAGATAGCCCACTTGTTTAATCGAGATCATTCAACGGTGATTCACGCCAAACGGAAAATCGATTCCAGTAAAAAGCTTCAGGAGACCGCTCTTAAAGTCGCCAAGAAATACAAACTTGCGACTGATCAAAAAGAAGAATGATCATCGGTATCGACAACGGACTCGACGGCGGATTATGTGCGATATCGGCACACGACGGATCTGTCATCGATATGTGGGCGACACCAACATTTGAGCGAGCTGGCAAGCGGGAAGTAGATACAAAGACTATCTACAACTGGATCACCGACCTGCACACCGAACCATTGATCGCGATTGAGGAACCGCTGAAACACGCGAAGTCCTCACAAGCGATGCGTTCGATGGGGATCTCATATGGGAAGATCCTTGGCATGTGTGAGTCACACCATCTTAAAGTCAAGCCGATCCAAGTTCTGGACTGGCAAAAGGACATGCTCGGCAAAGTGCCGAAGTCCCAAACAAAAACCTTCGCGCTACGTAAGGCGCAAGAACTTGCTCCAGATGAGGACTGGCGTAAGAACAACCGTTGCACGGTACCACATGATGGTATCGTTGACGCCTACCTCATAGCGCAATACGCCAGAAAAAAATATGGATAAGATCAAAGAAACAATCGAACAGTGCCTCAATGACGAAGAGGAGATCCTACTCGCCACCGGATTTGAGGAAGCATTCATGGGTATCGCCCGACAGTTCGGTAGGCCGTTTGCCGTCTACAACTTCGAGAAGTGTCTTGAAATCTTGGAGCGCGACATGGCTTCAGATGAAGCGATTGAGTACTTCTACTACAATGTCGAAGGCGCGTACGTCGGCGAAAACACTCCGGCATTCCTGTCTTGGGCCGACGGATATGAGGCCACTTAAAATTTTTCAATTTTTTTCTCGACTCCCCAACGAAGTTGTGGTAAGTGCTGTCTCGAATGAAGACACTATACCCGAAACAAGAACTAGCAAAAGACTTTTACCTTAACTGCCAACGCCAGAAGATTAACACGCTGGACAGCTCCAGCGTCGGTACTGGCAAGACGGTTGTGGCTGTCCATCTCGCAAAGGAACTTGGCGCACCAGTAGCTGTCCTTTGCCCGAAAGCTGTCATACCAGCATGGCAGCGTGAGTTTGCAGAACATGGCGTTGTGCCGACGTTTATCACCAATTTCGAGAAGGTCCGCAATGGCACGACCCACTGGATGACCAAAGTTGGCAAGAAGATCATGCGCTGGAACCTGAACCCTGATTCCTTGATCCTTGTCGATGAGATCCACAAGTGCAAAGGACCGTACACGCAGAACGCACAGCTGGTCATCTCATTGGTACAACAGGGCTTCCGTGTCCACGGCATGTCTGCCACAGCCGCCGAAGATCCTACAGAGATGCGGGCTTTAGGATTCCTGTTGGGACTGCACTCTCTCAACAAGCCGGAGAAGGGACTGTCTAGCTGGTACAGCTGGATGATGCAACACGGATGCTACCAAGACGATTGGGGTGGATGGAAGCTGTCGAACCGCAGTAAGCTGGCTCTGATCCGCCAAGCAATCTATGGGGTCAACGCCAACAAGCTGACTCCAGCGGACTTTCCAGACTCGTTCAGAAACAACCGTGTGTTCGTCGAACCGACCGAATTCAAAGACCTCAAGAAGATCGACAAAGCCTACGAGCAGTTGGGCCTCACGCCAGCGATCATCGACGAGTATATCCTTAACGGAACCGTAGCAAATAGCGAACACGTTCTCGTCAACATACTTAAAGCCCGCCAGTTGGCAGAGTCCTTCAAAGTTCCAGATATTGTCGAAATGGCAGAGGACTTTATTAATGGCGGCAACAGCGTGGTTATTTTTGTCAACTTTACCGATACCGTCAATTCGCTGTGTGGTCTCCTAAACTGTCCGAAGATCGACGGCAACCAGAACGCCGCTCAGAGACAGCAAGCCATCGACGATTTCCAAAATGACGTAGCCCACTGCGTTGTGGTCAACATCGCGGCTGGCGGGACTGGTCTGTCATTACATGACATACGTGGCGAAAGGCCACGCATCTCCCTGATCTGTCCCACATTTAACGCCAAAGACTATCTGCAAGTCTTGGGTAGAATACACCGCAATGGAGCCAAGTCAGATGCCGTGCAGAAAGTGCTTGTCGCCGCTGGAACAATTGAGGAGCATGTCATGAAAGCAATCAAGACCAAGACCGAAAATCTAGTGGCAATCCACGGCACATAAAATTCCCAACTTTTTTCTTTACACAACTTATGCCCTGCTTATCGTAGTGGCACTACTAATTAGATATACCGATTATGCCAAAAGACAGTTGCTACAAAAAAGTAAAGGCTCAGTATGAGGTATTCCCCTCAGCGAGAGCCAGCCAAGCCATTGCCAAATGTCGCAAGGAATCTGGAAGCGTTCGCAAGAGCGAAGAAGGAACCAGCCTAAAGCGTTGGCAGAAAGAGAAGTGGGTTGACCAGAAGACTGGCAAGCCGTGTGGAGCTGGTGGCAAAAACGAATATTGCCGCCCGACAAAGCGTGTCTCCAGCGATACGCCAAAGACGGCTGGCGAGATGTCATCGTCAGAAAAGAAACGCAAGATCTTGGAAAAGGCTCGCGTCGGCATGGGCAAACGAGTAACACCAACGAAGTAATATGTCATTCGGAACAGGAGCAGGAAAAGGCGATCTGCCGCGACACGTGGACGGAGAAGCATACCGCAATAACTTTGACGACATCTTCCGCAAGAAGCCTACTTATGCAGAGCTTCTCAAGAAGCACGACACCGCAATCTCAGAAGGAAAATTCGATAGAGCAGCAGAACTAAAACAACAACTACAATCAGTAATCGAAAACCATGAATGAATATAATGATCCCAAAGGAGCAGTTGGCGCAACCAAAACACCGCTCGGACTTATTCCACCGTCAGCAATGGAACAAGTTGCTTGGGCGCATAAGTTGGGCGCGGATAAGTACGGTCCGTGGAATTGGCGCAAGACTGGCGTGTGCGCTAGCACTTACGTTAACGCCATCCTGCGGCACCTTAACGCGTGGCGGGACGGAGAAGATCTCGATCCTGAATCCGGATTCTCGCACCTTGCACACATTGCCTGTTCCTGCAACATCCTTATGGACGCCTCTGCGGTAGGCAAGCTACAGGATGACCGCAACAAGCTACCGACTAACGGAGAAGTCGAAGAGGATTCTCCGGTAAACGGTATGACCGACGAAGAGTTTGATAGAATCATCGCTTCGCTCAGAGGTGACTTGGAAGACTTTGGATTTGAGTTGTCTATTGACGATGTGCCTGAACCCGACACCGTGCCAGAATACCGTATACTCTTTGCGGATGATAGACTACAGGACGGTGACGAAGTCTATGTCGGTGAAGGTCGTTGGTTGACACTGTATATTGAAAGTTGGGCTACGCCAGCCTATGTAAACAATGGAACCTACCGCCGCAAGATCACAAAGTGTGATCTTAAAGAAAAGGTCGCAGATTGCGACCTTAAAGAAGAAGCTTGTGATTCCAATTCGGAACAACAAGACATGGGTGAATGCACGTGCGGTCGCCGCTACATTTACCATTGGCTTTACGGCTGGATCTGTGAAGACTGTGACATCAAATATCCAGATCCATACAACTCATGAAACCAATTAAGATCACAGTCGAAGGGCCAAAAGAAAAGTCGCTGCAAATCACACTGCCAGTTGACGCACCGATTGAGTACTACGTCGAGACATTCCGCACCATTATGGTACACCTTACATGGCATCCAGATGTAGCGGAGTCGATCTTCAATAAGGAGACTCTTGAGGACTACGGCATTTAAGTTACCGCTCAGGAACTAAATCAGAAAACAGAAACCAATTAACAGTAACATTACCGATCAGGAACCATGAAAACCATAACAACAAGAATAACAGTGCTGCCAGAAAACCAGCCGATCTTCAGCGAACTCGCCACAGAAATCAGCATTACGGACGAAGCCGCTGGTCCGTTTATTGAAATGCGGCAGATCTCACAAAGCGGCAATGAGGATGTTCTTCATTTTGAAATTGACGAGTGGTCACACGTCGCAAAGGCTGTGGGCAAGCTGATCCAAGAAATCAAGAAACTGAAGCCATGAGTGATACGCCAAACACACAAGCTGTATTACAAGCGGCTGATGGTCGGTGGACTTATTCCATTAAGAACTTCTGTGAAAGCATGGAGCGCAAAATAAAAGAGCTGGAAGCCGAACGCGACACCGCATTGGACGACTTGGAGTTTCGACGTGGACTTTTCCAACTTCAAGAGCAACAGCTCAATGCTGTGAGAGCCTCACGCGACGGGCTGCAACGCGAGCTTTCCGAAATGACAGCCTATGCCGATAAGCTGGCGGCTGGCTTTCCAGAAGGGATGTTGCCAAAGGACGTAGAGGTCCTCCGCGAAGCCAACGCGAAACTTGCCGAAGAGGTGAGCGAGTACAGAGGACTGCTTATTGAGCTTTACAACGACATCAACGTCATCCATTCCGGCAACGCCGTCGCTAAACTCAACCGCCTCATGCGCGACGAAAACTACAACTGATGATTTTAATTGTTGCCGCCGCTGCTTCGCTCGGCTTTGCTGTCGGAGCCATCTTCACCGAAGCCATGATCCGAAAGTCGGAACGACGACGTGCAATGGAGTACGCTAAAGAAATTATTGAGATCTACAAGAAGACAAATGAACGAGACAGAGAGAACATGTACAAAGTGTGGCTCAACTAAACCGGAACGAGAATTTTATTTTGGAGTTTCCGCTTGCATTAAATGCAGGAGCGATTACCACAAGAGCTGGTACCAACGCAACCGCGAGAAGCGGATCAAACAGATCGCCGAATACGACAAACGAACAAACCGAAAAAGTAAGTAACATCAAACCATTCAAAGTAACATGACCAATGTTACTTTGAAAACAAATCAGAACCAATGAAACCACTACCGTCTAGACGCTACACCTGCAAAGTGTGTGGGCATAGAGGACGCCGCACCAATGTGGCATCAGAGCGATTAAGAGAACCAATCTGTCCGCCATGTGAAAAGGGCGTTCGATATCTGACTTCGATTATCCGTCACATCTCTTTGTTCAACCTAATTAAACTTGTAATCAAAACTAAATACCGTGAAACTATATCAACTACAAAGGATTCTTGAACACCGTAGAAAAGTAGAAAAGATTTTCAGGGACGCCGAAAAGGTCGGCGTCATTGACATCAACGGCCCGCTTTTCAATACCGTATGGCATGCCATTGAATCCGTTACCAGCATCGTGGACCCGCATGGCTGGATCGAGTGGTACGTCTACGAGAACGAGTACGGAACCAAAGAGTATGAAGCCACTGTCAATAATAAGACCTTCAAAGTAAAGTCCGCAAAGGATCTACTTGCCCTAATCAAAGAATCAGAAAAGATATGAGCATTGTTGACGACGCCATTGAAAAATTGCTTGCAGACCGCAGGAACGCGATGCAAGATGCGGCGTACTGGAAGCAGGAAGCTGAGAAGTGGAAGCAGATGGTAATCTTTAAATCCAATGAACACCGAAAACATCGAGCGACAAATAGCTCAAAACATAATCTTAACCGCTTTGAAAGAAGCATACTTCAAAAGGGTTAAGAAAGAAAAGTTAGGGTCTACGCCAGTGCTTACCGCTGAAATAGAATTACTCGAACTCGCAATCAAAGAACTTATACAGACAATTAAGGAAGATGAAAAAAGTGGAACCATTTAAAATCATGGGCCGTTATGGCCATTCGTGTACTCTGACAAAACTTAAACCCAAACGATATCTGATCTCATTCGTTGAACCGATAATCAGTTTTGGCGGACATCCAGACTTGGAGTTCGTCGATCCTTCCGGCGGTCCGTTCATTCGTGTCGGAACATCGTTGCGGGAATACCACCCCAAATTGCCGAATAAAAAGATTGTCGCCATCGAGCGCAACGATAGACTCCTCATCATCGTAACAGAATGAAACAGCAACCAGACCACAGCTCTCGCGGACACGCAGAGTTTTCGCCATCGTCTTTGAAGTACGTTTCAAAGTGCGCTGGATTCCACGGACGTGAAGGCACCAACTCAGCTGCCGAAATGGGTACCCGTATCCATGAGGCTTTGGAAGTACACGATCCGTCTGCCCTACACAACGAACAGGAAGTCGAGATCTATGAGAAGATCGTCGAGATGGAAAAGAACTTCTTGGATAACTTCAGCGGCATTGCCGAAGAACACAACGAGATCCAAGTAGACGTTAAGCTCAACGGCACAGAGACGTGGGGTACTTGCGACCGATTCCTGATTCTTAAAAACGGCAACGCCATAATGGCGGACTACAAGACTGGCATCAGCATCATCGACCCACCAGAAAAGAACTGGCAAGCCAAAGCCTATACGGTTGGGGCGTTCCAGAAGTTTCCAGAGGTAGAAGAAATTACCTTCGTATTCTATGTGCCACAACACGATCAGTCACTGTATCATACCTTCAAACGGTCGGAGGACTACGATAATCTGGTACAGGAACTTAGTGCCGCTATCCTCAAAGCCGAAGCCACAAGACCAAAGTGGATCGGCGGCAAGCCAGCAATTGAAGAACTCACTCCATCACCGAACTGCCGCTTCTGCCGATACGAAGACATGTGTCCGGCTTTGGGAGGACTAGTCTTGGAAGTCGCCAAGAAGCTAGATCCACAACTTCCCGATGTGGATATCGAAAACACGGAAGATCCAGTTATTCTGGAAGAACTATGGAGTATCGGCAAGATCGTCAGCAATTGGGCTGATCGCCAGAAAGCTCGCACTCTTGAGTTGGTTAAGGATGGTTTACAATTACCAACCCTTAAACTTCAATCGATGGGAGCATCAAAGAAAGTCACTGACAATCATGCGCTTATGGGGATAGCTCTCGAATACGGGATGACGCCAGAAGAAGTCATGGATGAAGCTACTTTCCCGCTCTCCAAGATAGCGAAAGCCATTGGTGATCGCCAAGAAAAATCAGAAAAGAAAAAAATTACGCAAGAATTTCTTGACGCCTGTCAAAATGCTGGCATCGTCGAAAGCTCTGACACGCGCTACACACTAAGGTGAAGCGTCTGTCACAAACAAGAAACTAGAA